GTAGACTCTGTCACCACTCTAGGCGACGTCACCCTTGTACCGTGGTTAGTAGGAAGTGAGTGGCAGGAAATGAAAAAATTGACCAGCAAGTATGTGTTTGGTCATTTTGAACTTCCATTGTTTTATATGAATGCCATGGTGCAAATGCCAGATCACGGAGAGCTTAGAGCTGACGACTTTGGAAAACCTGAATATGTATTCAGCGGACATTTCCACAAAAGACAAAACAAAGGCAACATACATTATATAGGCAATGCTTTTCCGCATAACTTTGCTGACAACTGGGACGATGCTCGCGGTATGATGACATTAGAGTGGGGCGGTACTCCTCAGTATATCGATTGGCCCGATGCTCCTAAGTATAGAGTTGTTAAACTTAGCGATCTAATTGATAAAAAAGACAGCATTATGAAATCTAAAATGCATCTTAAAGTTAACTTAGATATAGACATTAGCTACGAAGAAGCAAATTTCATTAAAGAAACATTTATCAACGATTACGACATACGAGAAATTAGTCTTGTTCAAGACAAGAATAATTTAGAAGGAACCTATGAAGATAATCCAGATCAAAAATTTGAAAGCGTAGATCAAATTGTCACCGAACAATTAATCAACATAGAATCAGAACAATTCGATAAAAACAAATTACTAGAGATTTATCAAAATATCTAATGTTTAAAATAAAAAATATAACTGTTAAAAATTTCATGAGTGTGGGTAATCAAACCCAGGCTGTAGACTTTGATAGAGAGCACCTTACCTTGGTGTTAGGATCTAACTATGACCTAGGAGGGGACGACACCGGTAGTAGAAACGGCACTGGAAAAACAACCATTGTTAATGCACTGAGTTATGCACTATACGGGCAAGCGTTAACCAACATACGCAAAGAAAATCTTATCAATAAAACCAATAACAAGGCCATGTTGGTCACAGTTGAATTTGAAAAAGATGGTAATCTATATCGTATCGAACGTGGTCGAAAACCCAATGTTTTAAAACTGTTTGTTAATGATCAGCAATTGAAAGACGATGCCGAAATTGAAGACGATGCACAAGGTGACAGTAGAGAAACACAAAAATCTATTGAACTAATGTTAGAAATGTCGCATACCATGTTCAAGCATTTAGTTGCGCTAAACACCTATACAGAACCGTTTTTGTCAATGAAGTCTGGAGATCAGCGTGAAATTATTGAACAACTATTAGGTATAACTCTGCTTAGTGAAAAGGCAGAAGCATTAAAGTCTTTGGTTAAAGAAACTAAAGATTCTATACAGGCAGAAGAACTTAAAATTGCCGCTATCAAGACAGCCAACGAAAGTGTGCAGAAAAGTATAGATAGTCTGGGAATTAAAAGTTCTGCTTGGGACTCTAAAAAAGATCAAGATATCGAAAGCCTAGGCAAAGCTATGATGAAACTTGAAAGTGTAGACATTGAAGTAGAGCTACAATCACACTCTGCATTAAAAGCATGGGATGAAGCTAATACCAATATCCGCAATCTTAACAAACAGAAAGCTACATTAGAGTCTGCTGTGATCCAAGCTGAAAAAACTCTTAAGAAATATAAAACAGAGTTAGACAGTCTAGGCAATAAGAAATGTCATGCTTGTGAACAAGAACTTCACGATCACAAACATGAAGAAATGACTGCTACTGCTACACAACACCATGATGAAGCATACGAATACTGGCAACGGATGCGAGCTCAACTTAAACAAATTATTGAGGAACTAGGGGACGGAACATTGCCTCACAAACCCAATACTTTCTATGACACAGAGGCAGAAGCACTAGGACATAAAAATAATTTAGATAGTTTGGAAAAACAGTTAACGGCTAAAATTGATGAAGCTAATCCCTATGAAGAACAAATTGAAGAATTAAAAAATACTGCTCTTCAAGAAATTACATGGGATACAATTAATCAATTAACTTCAGTTAAAGATCATCAAGAATTTTTATATAAACTTTTAACTAACAAAGACTCGTTTATTCGTAAGAAAATCATTGATCAGAATTTAAATTATCTAAACAAGAGATTAAGTTATTATATTGACAAATTAGGATTGCCGCATAGAGTGGTATTCCAAAATGACCTAAGTGTGGAAATCACACAACTAGGTCAAGAGCTTGATTTTGATAATTTAAGTCGTGGCGAACGCAATCGATTAATTTTAAGTTTGAGTTTTGCGTTTAGAGATGTGTGGGAAGGACTTTACCAAAGTATTAATCTACTATTCATTGACGAGCTGTTAGATAGCGGAATGGATAGTGCCGGCGTCGAAGCAGGACTAGGAGTCTTGAAAAAAATGTCGCGTGAACGTGGTAAAAATATCTATCTAATTAGCCACAAAGATGATTTAGTAGGTCGTGTTAACACAGTTTTACGTGTGGTAAAAGAAAACGGATATACATCCTACGCTACGGATTCAGAATATGTAGAGGCTGTATGAGTGAACAGCTAAACAAGTATATTGAATTAGATAATCAATTTCTAGAACGTCTAATACGATACACCGATTTAAAAAATCGATTTATAAAACGCCCAAGTGTGGACGGAACTAAGGCTCTGAGATCAGAACTCAAACAAATGAGAATTCTGCTTAAAGAAATACATGCAACTGCTCAATTAAGACGACAAGAGTATAGTATTGAGTGGAGAGAAGAAGTAAGAAACAAAAGGAAACCAAAATGAGCTCAACAGAATTATTAAAAACAACATTTGAATCATTTTTAGCAGAAGATGCAAAATTTGCAGGCGGAAACTCTGCCGCAGGGACCCGTGCTCGTAAAGCATTGGCAGAATTAGGTAAAGCTGTTAAAGCTCGTCGTAATGAAATCACTGCTGAGAAGAACGCTCGCAAGGAAGCTAAGGCAGAAAAATAATCAATGTCTTGGACTTATCAAGGCACATTAGTTGAAGAATTACCCGATGATTGTGTTGGATTTGTTTATATCATAACCAACACAGTCACTGGGCGCCAATACATTGGCAAAAAACTAGCAAAATTTAGTAAAACGACCTACAAGACTGTAAAGTTAAAGAACGGCAACAAAAAGAAAAAGAAGATTCGAAGCAAAATCGATAGTGACTGGCAGGAATATTACGGGTCCAGTCCTAATTTAACAGCAGATATTGACACACTAGGCAAAGACAAATTCACAAGAGAAATTCTTTATTATTGTAAATCAAAAGCAGAAACATCTTACATTGAGGCTCGCGAACAATTCGACCGCAAAGTATTAGAATCCGACGATTACTATAACGGACATATTCAAGTCCGTGTACATGGCTCACACATCTTAAAAAACTCAGGCAAGTAATACAGTTAGGGCTTCCACCGGCTAATATCGGGTGGCGAACAGAAGGAACCTGGATCTCGGATCGCAGGAATCCGAAGACTCACCGCTGTAGTGAGCACTCAATCAGCATCCTTAACAGGACCACGATCGCTTGTAAGACCTGCGGTTTGATTGTTTGAACGGAGTTAATATAGGCAAAATGAAGGGAGAAAAACCCTACGTTTACATATATGTTAGCGTATATATGTAAGCCGCCGTTGATGTACAACTGTACAAAAGACAAAGCTCGTGGTACCGGTCAACCGCCACTGTAATGCTTTAACGCTAGTGTGACTTGTCGAACTCGGATAATGTTCATATTTTTTAGCCCGGAAACGGGCTAAGTGTGACCATTGAATCTGGATAATACTTAATCTTTCTTCGAAAGAAAAATGCTCTGAGATGAAATCGAAAGAGCAAATGAGCGTTAGCTCATTATAAATAACAGACTATATTAGGAAAAGTCATGAACATCAGAAATCTATTAGATCGAGTTGATATTATTGAAAGTAATCAAGTATCGATCAAACAATACCTATCTGAAGGACTTTACAATACTCCCGAAATGCAAAAGCATTGGAATCGTATTGATGAAGGTTTTGTTAGGGGTTATGAAAAGTATCTTTCTGAGGTTGCTTTAACTCCTGATCAAATACAGAATATTTTTAAACAAGCATCTGCTGGTGCAGGCGGAGCTCCTAAAGATCCTGGAAAATTAGCCGCTCTTGTAGATAAGGTACTTCCTGATAGTCAAGCGGCTAATCTAGCCAAGACATTGCCTGAGCCCACAGCAGGCCCAGTTCAAGGATTTGAAGAAAAAGCTTCAGCCGCAGTTCAGAATTTACCAGGAGTAGATCCATCTACAAAACAAAGCCTAATGCAATGGGTTAAGTCTGGTATTTCAAAACCAGAAACACAACAATTAATTCTTGCCGCTGTGGGTGCAGGTATTGGTGGATTAATCAGCAAGGTTGGTCCTGTTATCAGTATGATTCCCGGTGGTGGAGCTGTTGCCAGTGCTTTAACTGGTGCTATAGTTGCTGGAGCAGTTGCAGTTGCCAGTGCTAAACTACAAGGAAAAGATTGGAAGACAGCATTTAAAGGTGCTATTAAACCTGCACTAATGGGCGGTGCTAGTGCCGTTATTGGTAATCTAGCAACCACAGCAGTTAGCGCAATGACTGGTAGTGGGCAACAACAGCAACC